ATCGCCAACAGCCCAAGTTTTATACGCCATCACACACTCCTAGAGGTCAAGTTTAGCAATCAGCTTGCCATTGCCTTATTTGTTACAGCAAACAAAGTTGAGTCAGCGCGAGCAGGCAAATTGTCCAACGAACCCAACATCAAAGTCACTCGATGAGTTTCAAACTGAATGTCATGGTCAACTCGCAAAACCTGATAAATCTTGTCAATAATCGGGCCAAGACGACTCGGCTGAAAACAAACACGCACAAGCTGATGAATATCCACATAAGCAGCGTTTAGCAAAATCGCCTGTTGTGCAGCAGTCAAAGATTCGGCAGCAATCACAATGCTCTCAGCCCGATATTCCGGTTTCGAATACTGTCCATCCAAGTCATTAGCGATAGTCTGCAAACGAGTGCTATTAGTTGACAAGTTAGCCACAGTATATGAACGCAACCCATAAAGAGCAGTGCTTCCGGTATTTGTGGCAGTCACAGTTCCACCATAAGCGTTAGTCAAATTGACTTGGTTATACAACTGATCGCTTGAATAAGACATTGTGAGGTCAAAAATAGGCAATGCAGTGCCATTACCATAAGCAGTGCCTTGCGAGTTCACATCAGCAAAAGTGACATAACTATAAAGCGAATTGAATGAACCTGTCTGCACAGCCCTAGTCGAAGCCGACTGCCCGACTTGACTAAACCAAGTTGGCTCAACCTGCCTAGTCACACCGCTTGACTGAAAAACAGTATTGCCATCAAAATAAACGCTTGCTGTCGAACCCTTTTCAAACTGCACAGCAGTCACATACTGAACCACATTTGAACCACCATTGACATCAATGCTGAAACTATCGAACGCAGCTGTGGCAACCGCAGAAACCTGCAACCTAATCCAAGTGTTAGCAGTCACCGAATAAGCAGTGCTGGCAGTATAAGTTAGCGGACTGGCATAAAGGTTGAGACCCAAAACAGGTGAAGTATTGGCTGAATAGTAATAAAGACTTGCAGTATAAGTGCCTGCAGAATAAGTTTTTGACCCGATAGGGTCAGGCGAAGTAAAAGAATTGTCGTAAGACGACAAACTTGACTGCCAAACGCCCTGGAATGCTTTAGAACCAGTAGGCGAACCAGTCACAGACACAATTGCAGTCGCACCGCCACCCCAACCAGCGGCAGTCGCCTGAGCAAAAGTCACCAAATCGGCGTTAGGTGCAGTCACATAGTTGAAATACTGTGTGCCGCCGCTAAACGTATATTGACTAAAACTGCGATCATGAAACGCCAAAGTGTTGTTTGTTTGAGCATAAAAGTCACCCAACTCGCTGCGAGCAACATTCTGCAGATAGTTCAAAACATTGTCGCCAACCGCATAAGTTTGAGGCGGCAACATAGTCTGCCCATAATCAAGTTCAGTCGAATCAACAGTGCCATAAGTCTGTGCAACCGAATAAATCTGCCAGCCAGTCGTATTCGCAGCGACAGTCCCATTAGTCGAAAACTGTGCGCGACCCAAATCAGACAACAAATCTTGTGCAGTGAAACTAGCTTGAGCGTTGATACCCTTTTCATCGTTAGTGAAAGACCAGTCAACAATCTTGCCCACAAACTGCACCAAACCACCCGAAGTCACACGAACCGATGCACCTGGCTGAACCATCGAATAACCAGCAGTTCCACCAACCCACAGGCTAGAGCTTTGATAAGTCGGGTCAAAAGTTCGGTCAGTATTTTGAAAACTAATGTCACAAGAGCCAGGCATAAAGTCAGTCAAAGCACGATCAGTGCCACGCGAAACACGCACCGAACCCACAGTGTTAGTGACATCCACATAAGCGGCAGTGCCAAAACTAATCTCAACCTTTTGCGTAGGAATAGCCATGATTTATCGAGCTGCACCTTGAGGCAACCAAGTGCTAGGAAGTTTGCCATTTGTCTTAGTCCAACGACCAATCGCCTTAACAACCTCATTCGGGTCAGCCGACTGTACATTTACAGTCACATTAGTCGTGCCTCTAAATTCACGCTTCAAATCAGCCCAAGGGTCTTTTCCACTTGATACTGGAATAGCCATTACACCTGCTGATGAAAAGAGTCCGGCAGTAACTGAAACTCGCTTGCCTTTTTTATTCAAATCAGCATTCGCATTGCTTTCGCTAGTTTGACCAGCAGCAAAAGTAGCAGCTTGAGTCAAAGCTAGTAATTTAAGTTCTGTCGGTAGTCCAGCAGTCGGGTCACTTGGCTTGTTTTTTAATCCAGTAAGAGCAGTAATTGCAGTCATCAAAGTCTTAATTGTTTTACCACCCGAAGCCAAAAACATGATTCCTTTTAGAGCAATCAAAGCAGGCAAAGCACGAATCAAAGCCTGCATAATATTGCTAAAACCTTTCATGGCATCACCATTACCGAACATGGCAAAGAAGTCGCGAACACCGCCAAAAGCATCGCTAACAGCCTTTTTAATATCTCTAAAACTCTTACCAACATCAGTCTTAGGGTTCGCAATATCATCAAAAAACTGCATAACCTGATCTGCAGGGCCACCAGGTTGCGTAATGTAATCAACCATATTGACCAACGCAGGCATCACCGTTGCGCCAATCTTTTCCTTGATAAGTTCGAGCGCATTATTGAATTTGTCAAAAGGGTTCACGTTAGCCGCAGCTGCACCAGCAACCTCAACAGCAAAGTCATGCAAAACATCTTTAGACTTTTTGAGTTCAGGAAACATGCGAACCAAAGCAGTCGTATTGCCATTGTTTGCCTTAGCCAAAGCCAAAGCAATCTTTGAAGCATCCTTGCCACTAGCGGCCGCGCCATCCAGGGAAGTTTGAAACAACGAGTTAGCAGCAGAAATAGACTTTGTGCCACGCGCCAAAATCGTATAGGCAGGATACAGTTTGTCTTTAGCGATGCCAGTCTGCATCGAAGTTTTCTCAATAAGTTTTTTAGCCGACTCAATCTGCTCTTTATTAGCGTGAGTCGTATTCTTGAGCTGATTAGCCAACAACTTTTGTGCAGTCGCATCCTTGACCGCTAACTTCACACCCTCCTCAAGTTGGTGTGCAATATCAGTCAAACCATTGACAGCCAAACCAGCACCCGACAAGAAACCGCCAAGGCTCTTGCCAAGACCCGACAACTTACCAAAAGCTCTATGTGCTTTAGTAATACCAGAATCATCAAATTTAGTGAGGATAGGTAGAATAACAGCCATTTAACGCAACTCCCGATTCAACCTGTCAGCGTATTTCCCAATAACAAGTCTAATCTCGCGCTCCATACTAGGGATTTCCTGTTCAACCGCCGGCCAAGCAAAATTACTATTACCCTTTTCACGCAACTTAGAAATCATCACAATACCCGCAACAGCACGATCGCGCGACTTGCCTTTGCCAGCCACATCAATCATCGCTGCAACCGGCGAATCAACTCGAATCGAAATCAGCGAAGTAGTCTTGGCAACCCTAGACCGACGAGTTGAATAACGAACAGTCACCTTATTAGCTCGAACACCAACATCCCAGCCAAGCCTGCCAGAGTTATTCATGCCAGACAACGGGGCAACAGTAGGAATCTGCGCCTTGACCTTATCTGCACCTGGCTTAGCAATGCTTTTAGCCTCACGCTGCATTTGACCAGCCAACTTAGGCTCTAACTGATTAAGAGCCTTTTGCATCTCACGAATACCATAAACATCAGCCATTAGAGTTCTGCGACCTAACAGCAAAATAAAGGGTATTCAACATGCGGTCACTCTCATTCAGCAACACGCTCGGCGCAAGACCAGTAGCGATAGACAGGTTAGCGATAAACCAATGCATCGAATCCTCGCCTATCGCATTTATTTTTTTGGTTCAACAACCTCAGCAACAGCCACAGTGTCAACCCAAACATCAAACTCAGCCGAAGCCTTGCCCTCACGTTTAGCAATCAAATAAGCCAAAAACAACAAATGAGTCATAGTCTCAAGCTTGTCAATGCCCAAACTAAAGTGAGTTTCCCACTTGACTAGATCGCCAGCAGACGACAACACATTGATAACAGTGCCATCAGTAAAAGTGATTTGGATAGATAAACGATTCATACGTTTAGCCTATCTTGGCTAACCGACTTAGGCTGTTGCGCGGCTAATTGTGCCTGAAGTTGGCCAAGTGAGGCTAACAGTTGCCAGGTCGCCAATGTTGCTCGCAAAAGGGCTGTAATCAATGATTGAAACAACCGCAGTATAAGCAGGGTTCGCAGTGCCAACAGCCGATGAAGTAGGTGTGATAACAACAGTGCCGAGGCTGCCGATAAGCGGATAAATCGTTGCATCAATCGAAGCAGCCGCAAAGTCTTGGTTGAAAGTCAAACTGACTGAACCCTCTTTTAGACCAGCAACACGAGTCACATAGTTGCTGCCAAAAGAAGTGGTTGTGACATCGTTAGCCGAAATCTTGAGTTCAGCGTGAGTCAAATAAGACGAAAGGTTTGTGCCATTCAAAGTGATCTTGTAGTCAGTTGCCACAAAAATTGCCATGAGAGAAATCCTTAACTAGCGTAAATCGTGACTGAAAACTCAGCACCCAAATAGTCTATGCCATTCAACGTAATACCCCCATAAGCGGTAAGTTCAGGCACATAACAGTCATAAGCGACACCACCCAAAGTCGGGTCAGCCTCAAGCACAACCTTGACCGAAGTAGCCGCAGACTGATCAACATACTTATCCAAGTTCGATTGAGCCAAACGCTCAACAGTGCGACCAACAGCAATCGTCACCTTGAATTGATACATGGCGACAGCACGCCCCGAAGCCTTGTCATAAGACACCTTTTCAAACGACACCAAAGCCGCCGGCACGTTAGTTTCATCAGGCAAAGACTGATAAACACGCACTCCAGGTAAGTTACCGAGAGCAGTTGCCAAACCATCCCTAAGCTGCGCAACGCTCGCCACTATGCACCAGTTCGCAAAAGTCTAAACGGATTGATTAGTTGAGCAACATCGCCATCCACGCTCGAACCCACACGCATAATGCCAATGTCACTAATACCAGCAACACCCAAAGGCGACTCAAGGCGTTTATAGAGTCTGCTCGCCTGAATGATAGTCGCAAACTTGATTGGCTCTGGCACACTAGGCCAACCCCAAGTTCCAGTTACCTTAACCAAATAAGACTCTTGCCAAGTCGGGAAAAAATAGTTATAGATCGCTCTCAAACCAGTAATCGGCTGATAGCCACCATTTGCAAAAGTGTTTGCTGGCTGAGTCTGGTAATCAGTCGAAGCCCAAATCTGGTTATAGGTAATCGGGTTTGTTTGCGCAGTCCTAACCTCAGTAATGGTTTGACAGTCATCAATCCAACAGTTATAGGCATCATTGGCCTGAAAATAGCGAACCTCACCGGCAGCACCTGAATAAAAATAGCGGTTGCAATACTGGTCAACCATGCGAGAAGCCGCATTGATGCTGTTCTCAAGCAAAACATCATCAACAGTGTCAGTGATACGCAGTGCAGCCTTGACATCAGCAAGAGTGCAATATCCATTGGTTACAGCCAAAATAAACTCCTCAACCCAAAGTCAAGTCTAATCGTTGACTAGATAAGCCTTTGAGTCCAAGTCTTAGGTGTCAAAGGTGAATCAATCTCAATCGGCAAATGATATTCAAAAGGCTTCACACGCGGGCGAATCCACTCAACCAAATCACGCAAACCCTGATCTAAAGAAACAGTTGTTTCATAACCTAACAATCGGCGAGCCTTATTCGAGCTGCACAAAGCAACCGGCACTTCCTGCGGGCGACCAGGCATAAAAACAGGGTCAAGATCAAAACCAATAATCTCAGCCAAACGCTCAGCCAAATTGAAAATAGTGATAGGCGACTCATCAGGGCCAATGTTTATGACCTCACTCACAGCTTTAGGTGATTCGCAAGCCACCATAATCGGGGCAATCACATCCTCAATAAAACTGAAACATCGTTGCTGGCTGCCATCACCATAAATAATCGGCTGCTTACCCTGCAACATGCGGTTAGCCATAATGCTCGCCACATTCCTAAAAGGGTCATCAAACTTTTGTCTTGCCCCAACAATGTTGTGAGGCACAAGCACAACCAAATCCACGTCATGAACAATCGCCAAGTTCGCCAGCAAGCGTTCAGTTGACAACTTTGCTATGCCATAAGGATCTTGCGGCATAGGTTTCATGTTCTCATCAAACTTGATACCACCATTATCGCCAAAACGCGCCATAGACGACATATAAACAAACTTTGGCACTCTAGCCCGAATTGCCGCTGTCATGGCGTTCACGCTTATCTGGACAGTGTTCCTGACCACAAGAGCAGGACTAAAGACACTCAAACCCTCATAAGCAGTGCAAGCAGCATGAATAACCAAATCAGCATCCACAAAAACAGGGCTAATC